GAATTAGAATACCAGCAAAAAAACTAGAGATGATTCGCATTCTACAGCAAAATTACCCATACGAAGTGAAAGGAACATTATATTTTGACCCCAATATGAATTTCAAGAGCTTTGAGATTAGAACAGATTTGAATCCATCCTCCGCCGAGGGATCAGAGGATTGGTCCCTCTTTTTTCATACACATCCAAAACAGACTGCAAAAACGCTTGGGTTACCTTATTTCTCACCTCCGAGTGTGGAGGATGTGATGGAGATATATGATCGCACACTGCTTGCTGATTGGCCAGACACTCATCGCTTAGGCGAGACGAGCATCATAGTGGCATCTGAAGGTTTATGGATTCTCCAGGTTAATAGGAAAGGATTTCGCAAAATGGTCAAAGAAACATTTGGGGAAGGGGCCAAACCAGATGAGGATATACTTGAAATTATCCTGAACGAGACCTGGAACGCTTCTATCGTGGACATATTGCGAAAGATCAATCCTGGTGGGAAATATATTAGAAAGGCTCCTGAAACAGTCTTTGTCGAACTTGCGCGACGTCTGAGTGATCAGTATGGCATCAACATTCTCTATCGCTCATGGAAATATCTAAATGAGAAAGGAGAGCTAAACATCACGACCAACAAGAACCATGTAAAATTGATTCACAAATGATGGGATAATTTCTGCCCTCATTGTATACACTGCAAACACATAATGAGTGCTGAGGAGGAACAGTATCAGGATGAATACGAGGGCGATGATTTTTTCGAGGACGATTTTATTCCTGATGTGGACCCAGAGGAGGCAGATGACCTCGATTTGGATGAATTCAATGATGATCTAGATCATGATGCACGTGATGACATGGTAGCACAGACTGAGAAGGTCGAGGCAACTCTGCACAATCCAAGTGACAGAAAAGCTTTCCGCACCAGATCCTATTTGAGCAAGTACGAAAAGGCTGCAATGATTGCGATTCGCGCAGAGCAGTTGGCTCGCGGAGCAGCTCCGCTTGTCTCAATCGAGATGGTCGATCCAGTGAACAAAACGACCGAACTGATCACGAACTATGTTGAAATCGCTCAGAAAGAGCTTGCTGAAGGAGTCATGCCACTTACCATCGATCGACCAACTCCGAGTCGCGTAGCAAACTGTCCAATCTATGAGACCCGCCCTGCATCCACTCTGATTCACAGCACGAACCCTGGCTTTTAAGATCTTCTACTGTAAAATTGAAACAGTTTACGTGATACTATCTTTGTGTATATATCACAATATCACAATGGGAGTTTTTGGAGAAATCACAGTTGGCATTCCACTCAGTGGGTGGAAATTGTTCGACATCATGTATGAGGATGATGGTATTCACCTCAGTCAATGCATCCTGATTGAAGATGGAGATGAAGATGAGGATGACGATACAGTCGGTTTCAATGACATTGGGACACTTTGAAACCACCTCTCTGATCTGCATCCAGAATGGTCACGTGCAGAAATATGCTCTAGAGCTAAATTAATATCGTTTTAAATTAATATTTACCATCCACGAACCACTTTAATATATTTTCCTATGTTGGGAAACTTCACACATTTTCATTGTGTGTGATAGATGTCTGACAAGATCCCTCTGGAGGAGGAAATGTTTCCAGCTCATCCAAATTTCTGGTGCGCTCGCTCCCGGATGAACAGCGATTTCGAGCTGCCACTTGGTCAATTGGGGTTCAACATCCCTCAAATGAACAGGCTGACTGCACCCAGTACCGGCTATATTGAGTGGAACATGGATAGTACACATGATTTCATTCTCACGAATGAGGGACTGTGTGCTCTTCTTGAACAAGTTGTCCAATTTGGTGACAGGAAACAATTCAACCTTGATGCACTGCAACAATTGGAGAAATGTCGCACTGATCTCATCTCCAAGAAGATGTTGCAAGAAGATGATGTAATCTGTTTCCTGGGTTCGATGATGTAATCGTAACCTGGGCTCACGTCACCTGTGTCCGACTATCCAGAGGAGATCACCCTCTTTGAGAAACGGGACAGTCTTTGCCTCATAGATTGGATCGAGGGCTACATGCTCGATCAGGCTATGATCTGTCAGTGGGGCAGGTTTGTGATAGTCCAGTGGTGATCTTACCAGTCTTACGCGGTCTCTCCAGTCTGTTGGTGCCCATTTATCCAATCTCTTGCTTGGGTCTTGGCCAACAACCACACCAAGCACTGGAACATCAATCCCAATGTTCTGGAGACCGGTCAGAACCCCGGCAAGAGTCATTCCTGATCCAACAGGAACAACAATCCTCTTGAAATCTGGATCATCAAAAGGGAGATTCTCAACTTGTTCTGCAGTACCTGATACCGCCTGTGGAACCTCCATACCAAAAGGAATCTCAAGCCATGATTCCCCAAGATTTGCAGCATCATCTCGTGCTCGTGCACTCAGTACATGATTGAAACCTGGGAACCATTGGAACACCTTATGACCGTTGTCAGCCGTAGCCTCCTGAATGTAGGGAGGGAGCTTGCCCTTTGGTAGATGCAGTCGGGCGGGTATCCCCAGGCACTTGGCGATATGTCCAACTATTTGTACCTGTGGACTGCTGCGTGATCCACCTGTCACCAGTCCACCAATATTTTTATGGTCCATGTGGTCCAGAATGTATGTCAGACAAGTGCGCACTTTACCACCTCTAACACCACATTCCTCAAAAAGGTCATCCCGCTTCAGCCAGTATGCACCATGCTTCTCCACAGGAGTAAAGTCATCGATTGTGGCTTCAATGTCGCTCCTTTGAGCAGGAGGGCAGTCCCATCCACCTCCCGACCCACCTCCAAGCTGCTCTTTAAGGACAAGAGTGGGAGGCCCTCCTGACACATCTACAGAAGGCATGCCTTCAAAGCGACGTTTCCAATACCTTTCCCCGTAATCAAGCAACAGTTCGGCTCCCTTCCTGATCGGTTTCTTTGCATGGAGCCAACCCCGTCGGAGGTAGATATTGCTCCTATCTGGGTGTCTCTTCTTTGGGTCTACCCCATCCTCATCAGGGATCCAAGTTCCATCATTTGCGAAAGCAGCAGCTCCACGGTAGAACTGTGCATCTATACTGGGGTGACCCCATGGTTTGAAATAAATATATGGTCCCCACTTGGACCCGTAGCGCTGTTTTCTCTGATCTGCGGTTAGCTCTTCTCCCAGATATGGAGCTACTTTCTCATCAGTCTTAAAATTTTTAGTGGCAAATAATCCCATCTCTCGCCTCTGGAGTAGGTTTGATGGTGCGATCCGCACTCCCCACCTGGCATGATCAGCGGGGGTGTCCAGCCATTCAAAGGATTTGGAGGCAGCATTCATGTATATATTATGCAGGAAAATTGATTGTAATCCGCGATACAAAGGATGGTTGTGCGAACTAGAATACACAACAAAAACACACAATATGTCCGCTGACATGCCCACATTCAAGGTCTGTTTTATCGGGGCGACCAACACTGGCAAGACCGCGACTGCAACCGCAAGCAACCTCTTTTACACTCGCCCCTCATTCCCGGAGAATCACATTCCTACGCTCGGCGTGGAAGTGCATCTTGTTGAGATACACACCACCTCGGGTCCAATCGTTCTCAACATCTGGGATTGTGCAGGTGACGAAAGGTTTCCTGGTCATCGACAAGGCTATTACACACATGCCCAGGGTGTGGTTTTTTTCCACTCCCTGGATCGTGATGAAGATGCCAAAGCCTTGGCGCATCTCGCCGATTTCAAAACGATGAATCCAAATGCTCATGTGATTCACGTCTATGCCAAGGCCGACATGCTGACAACCCCTGGTCTCGGGGTCGAGCTGGCTCGGCGCGTCATGGATCCGGATTTGCACTTTTTCTCAACTCGGACCAATTTCAGGACGGTCGTTCCATTTGAGGCCCTTGCACGAAAACTCATGAACGACCACTCCCTATCGCTCATTTACAATGAGCATGTCCCATCTGAGTGAACCCATCTATTCTCAACCAAAGGTCCGAAGTACCTCAAACTTCACTTTGTTGATCTACTCGCAATAGATCACCATGAATCTTGCCTGAGGACATGCAGCGATTCGCGATGCGATTCTGTGATAACCATCTATCACTTTGTATTTGTGCCCTCTCCTGGTCACAAGACCGAGTGGCAGGCTATACTCCTGTAGATAACGGGGGACATTAGGAACCAATTCATAGCCTGCGCGATTGTATCCACCAATGACCTCTGTTGGTTCTTCACCCTTGATGTGACTTACTGGATCCCCTGTTGGTTCAACCGCTGGTTCAACCGCTTCAGGTTCAACCGCCTCAGGCTCAACCGCTTTAGATTCAACCACTTTAGGCTCAACCTCTCTCGGTTCAACCGCTCTAGGTTCAGGTTCAACCGCTTCAGGTTCAACCGCTCTAGGTTCAGGTTCAACCGCTCTCGGTTCAGGTTCAACCGCTCTCGGTTCAGGTTCAACCGCTTCAGGTTCAACCACTCTCGGTTCAGGTTGAACCACTCTCGGTTCAGGCTCAACCGTTTCAGATTCAGCAGCTCTCGGTCCAGGTTCCCTATGGGATTGGGCATCATGATGATAACTATGCTGTACAAGCACCTTTTTGAAATATCCTTGTAGGCATCTGTCGAGCCGGAGCGGATTGCTGAACTCCAATTCTCTGTAATCAACCTCGGCGATCGACCATTTTTTGTTGGTTATATTCGGCAAAAGGTGACCATACTCGGTGAGGAGAATGTACTCTATCTTTTTCTGATCATCCTTGCTCTTTAGGTTTGTCAGATACCAATCGAGGGTCTCAGCCATCTTTGGGTTGAGCATGACGACCTCGATTTCAGTGCCATAATAATCATTTACCTCACGATAAGTCCATGCTGCATTTTTATATATCTTGAAAAGAGTCAGAAGACGGTAGATGCAGTATCTGGTTATCAGCATACTAGCTCCGATGATCTTTCTCTGATGCAGTGGTAATGCTTCGAAGGTTCTATAAGTGACTGGGTTGCGCAAGTTGTTCTCTGGTACGAGTCGACTGTAGATCCATTCAGTCAATGCCATGATCTTGACATGATCTATCCTCAGCTTAGATATGGTGTATACACCACGGTCATCGTAACGCCCCTGGAGTGAATATTCCACAAAATGCTGCAGATTCGCTTCCTGTAGGATTTTCATCAGTTGCGACTGGATAGTCTCTTCTAATATGTAAGATTTATACAGATCTCTCTAAACGTGATGGCGCAGAAAACTCATCAAAAAAAGAATTGAGAGGGTAAGGTAGCCGTGGACAAATGTCACAACAAACACAGCCAGAGCCTGATCAGAAACAAAGCACTTATACTGATCCGAACGTGTATCTAAAATTGGATCCAATTAAGAAGATACAGAGCAAACTGGCGCGCAGTATTGACTATGAACACATCATCATCACTCGCTTTAGTTACAGATTCAAAAAAGATATGCCGATAGGTGAGCTGTTCAGCCACAAGCGCTTACAGAGACGGTTTCAGTTGTTTGAAACGTTTTGTCTACCCAGTGTGCTCAGCCAAGTCAACCCGAACTTTTATTGGATTATCATTATTGATGCAGAGTTGCCAACCGAATATGTTGACAGGCTTTGGAAATCAATC